GCTTGAGAGCCATGAATATAAGTGGACAGTAACTGCGGCATTATGTTAGAGTAGTAAACTCTGTATAGTTCTAGGTCCGCTAAATACTCAGCATCCTGTGATACATCACTTAATAAGCTAGACTCTGCAGGTGACATTATCCTAAACCCACCAGCAGATGCTGGGGTGATTAATAACCACTCTATTAGCCTTTCACTCTTGACTCCAAATCGTTCTTCAATTGCTACTGAACACATAAATCGCTTGAGGATGTATGATAAAACAGGTGAACCACCACTATTAGAGAAAGCTGCAGCTTGAGCTTGAATAGATTTAATCCTATCATAGAATAGTTCAAGACCTCTATTCATTTCTCTCTTGCCTAAAGAACACATCTCCTTAATGAAGCAGGGCAATAGTTTTGATTGGTAGCACACATCACCTAGATATTCCCAAACTTTCCCTGAAACGATAGTTTTTGTCACCTTGAACTCTAAACCCAAAGCGGAGTAAGTGTCCTTTATAGAATTCACTTTGTTTCTTATAGTTTCCTTAGTCTCTTGTCTTGATGTATAAAACTGTAGAAGACCATCATCTGAAAATGTAAGAAGTTTACCACTTACTCCTGTCGATTCTAGAGATATTCTCATGATAATTGAGTGGATAATAGACCAAGTGAAATTTAAGAATCCCTCAAAACCCCCTTTAACTCCACCGATAAGATCAAAAAATCCACGAGTATTGTGGATGACTAATGATGCTCTGAAGACCAAATCCAGCCTTTTGAGCCAGTCATGCTCGTCACCAGCTAATTCGTGCAATATTTCTCCAAACTTTCGGATCAGTGACATTGGAAATTTCTTAGAAAACTCACTCATATCAAAGGAAACAAAGATAGATCTATCTATATCACTAACCTCCGTCATAGACCTAGTGAATCCTTCTAGATCTGACCTTCTAGCAGCATAAGACTTGACAATTGATACTCCTGGAGCTTTTCTGTAGACTTGTTTCACAAATCTTTCAACCCTTTGGATAATAGTTTTCAAACTTTCAGGCGCTATGTAAAACATCCTGGTAGTCTTTTTGTGTTTTTCACCAAACTTACCTTCTGTTCCTATGACGTAAGAATATTTAGGATTTCTCATTAGGTAGTTATACATTACTTTGGGGTCTATATCCTCTGGCTCAGCAACACCTTCCTGCTCTTCTAGTTCTTCGTGCCCTTTGATCACTTCTCTAAACTTTCTTATAGCAGGTTCAAAGTGAAGACCTGTGGATCCTTTGAGAGCTTCAGCAGCATCATTAGTACCTTTAATATCACTTAAGAACTCAGGCTTATGGTTTGCTGGGTTTGCTGACCACTTCAGTGCCTGTTCAACACCCTCTTGTGTAAGATCATTGTATTGCAGAGAAGTCTTGCTGGATGGTTTAACTATGATATCCTCTAAGTTTACAGGTCTTTCAGGGTTGTGGAACCTTACTGCTGACCACTGGAGGAAGGAAGCTGACATCATCTCAGCCTTCTTAATATCTGCTTGTAAGCTTAGCTCAGCAAGGTGTTGTCCTTCAGGCTCACTTGCTACCAATCTAAATTGTTTTCCTTGAGAAATCAAACTTTCAGCTGTAGCCTTTCTTAAAGTACCTTCAAATCTAGACATCAAATTGTTGTCTATCTTGTTGGGATTCAATAGTCCTTGAAGGTTCTCAAAGGCAGTTGATGTATTTATATCAGGGTGAGGTATTATTTTGTAGATATTCAGGAAGTTTATAGTATCCTCTATTGTCGGAAACAACCTAAGTAAAGGTTGTTTAGTTTCTCTTACCCAGTGTGCTCTAGTAGGGTCCATAGCAGCAACAAACTCCTCTTCCTGATTGTCGGAGATTAAATTGTCAGTAGCTAGCCTCATTACCAATGAGGATTTGACTCCCTTTATAACTTCACCAACTAGGTTGGCATCTGATAAGTAAATGGGTCTTAGGATTCTAAATAGGTCCTGGAAAACTAACCTAGGGTGGTTTAGCACAGCTAACTCTTTGAATCCTAAAGAAAGGTACCCAAGCTGGTCTAAGAAGGATGTAAGTCTTTTGAAATGAGTAACAGTCAGAGGGTATAATAATCCATTAAACTTTATTGCAACGAATTCTGCTGCAAGCCTGATTTCTATAGGGAAGTTTTCTCTAGTGATTTCTTCAAACCTTAACTTGTTCTTTTCTAATATAGGCTTTTCAAAGATCCCTTTTCTATTAGACATGTAAGATTTGAAATCACTTTCAGCCATCCCAAACAGTCGGCGAAGAGCTTTTGAAACTGATGTAACTACAGCAATGAAGTCTAAATCCTTCTCCAGGACACTTTTGATTCTAGGTGTCTCTTCAAACATAAAGGCCTTGCCACTCCTTGCAATCAGTGAATCTACTGAAGAAATCAACTTGTTGAAGGTTGACTTGTACAGCTTTGACGACTTGACTTTCTCATAGAGGTTGGAATTGATCAGATTATCAACCATCAACCAGACTGATGCGTTCCCGTTTAAAATCTGAGGTGGATCTATCCTAACTGGCCTGCCTTCTGATCTAGACTTTCTCTTTTCGGTCTCAAACATCTTTTTAGCATCTGGAAGCACCATTGCTATAACTTTTCCAATCAAACCTGACTTATCTACTTTGTCGAGAGACTCACTCATCTCTTTGTAAGTCTCTGCCCTGTTTTTACTAGTCCTGTTGAGAGAAGCTTCCTCCCCAGACATAGCCAAAATTATATGAAGTAAATTATCACTTGTTATCAAGTTGTCTG